TATTTGTTAGAGGTGCTGAAAGAATTACAGGCAACGAGCAAAGCCGATGGCACTGAAGTGTTTTTCACCATTAACGCAACCGGGCCACAATCATTACAATTTCAAACGCACACGGGGCAACAGGCTAATGAGTTGCTGCTTTTCTGCTGATGCCAGTTCGTTCATGTTCTATCTCCTGTCGTTTCGTTTGCTTGTCTATGCCCCGTCCTGTTGTAGCAGGGTGGGGCTGTTTTGTTAGCGGTCGTTTGCCCGGTTGTACTGTGCCCACTGGCGATCCTCGGTGTCATCATCCCCATCATCACTGGGGATGCTTCTGCGTTCAGCCATTGTCAGCGGCTCCGATAGCGTCCCGTCCTCATGTTTCCAAAAATAGTCGCGGTGGTTCTTTTCGTTCCAAGTCTCAAGTCCAACTTCTGAGAAATTCAAGTACAACATGACCTACCCGCCTCTATTGTGGGCAATGATAGAAGCGGAGGCAAAGGAAAAGGGACTGACGTTTAAGGAGATTATCAACAATCGCCTGTATGCCAGTTACGAGGCTGAAAAAGCCATTTATCAATTGAAGGACACAAGCAACAAGGAGATGACAAATGACAAATGATTTTGACGCATTTAGTGGTGAAGCTATCGAGATTCAGAATTTCGATATGCAGTTTGGCGAGATTGTGATTCACAAAGGCTACAAGGGCATTCGCGTAGCTGGCGAACGCGGCTACCCTGAGTATGACCCAACTGACCCACAGCACCAGGCGGCGATTACCAGTGGCAAAAAAGTGTACGTTGTTTATGAGATTCAGCACTATCCGAACAATGCAAAGTTTGACACTTTCCCACAGCAATGGCCGATTTGGAGCGACGATTGGAAACTATTTGAGGAAAGCATGGGCATCTTGTACGGCCTGAATCCAAAAACGCCAAAAGAGCGAGATGCACTCTACAAACAAATTCAACAGTTGACCAACGGCGGGCATTATTTCCAGTACGAAACGCCTATCCTACGCGAGTACGACAAAAAGGACGGCACGGGCAAGGGCAAGATTCGCGGCATTAAGGTGTTAAAATCCTTCCCGAGTGCGGATGAATGTGCGGCGGCTGAAACTGCGTACAAGGCCACAACTGGCTTGCCAGACGATTCGACAATGCCAGCGAGTGAGCCAGTTGCCACCATCCCCGAAGCGCAAGCACTGGCGTTTGTGCCAGCGCTGGCTAATCAAGTGGCGCAAAATGGGAAAGTTGATCCCTTGTTGCTTGCCCAAAAGTTTGCAGAATTTCCCATGCTGGCCGGGTTGGATGCTACCAGCGAAGCGGTCAAAAAAGCAGTTGAGGCGGCTGGTTTGCAGATTGCAGAAATCGCATTTTAAGAAAGTTTACTGCCGTGTCTCATGTGGGGCACGGCCACAATGGAGGATTGAGACCATGAACGAGTATTGGGACGAAATACCAGACCAGGGTTATATAGACAGACTGCAAGCCGAAAACGCCGCTCTTCTCACCAGGCTGCAAGAGGCGGAGGCGTTGATAACCAACCTTCGGGAGCAATACATAAACGAAGGCTCGCAACGGTGGAGAAAAACGCCTGCTAATTTTGTTGACCGTTCGCCAGTATGCAAAGCCGCCGCCGCATGGCTGGCGGGCAAGGAGGGGGAGTGATGAACGAAAATGTTTTGCAGTGGGTTATTGAAGAGATGAAGCAACGCGTCGCTAAAGTTGAGCGCAATCCGCCCCATAAGCGTGACGTTGTGTGCGTACTCAGGTATTCCTATGATGACATGTTGGAAATTATCAAGGATATGGAGGATATGAAAGCCGAGAACGCCGCATTGCTTAAGCGCCTGGAGGCAGCGCGGAAGGTGATGCGACCGTTAGTACAATTGAGCGAAGTCGCCGCGTGGCTGGCGGGCAAGGAGGAAAAATAATCATGCTAGGCACAATAGTCACAATAGACAGTAATGAGAATAGCCACCATCCTGAGCATATTATAAAATTTGCGATGGCGAGTGCGCTCTGCAACATCAAACCACTAGCTTTTGACTTTGAGATTATTGTGCCTAGCGGCGAGCTTCTGGCAGTGGAGCGCAAAACGCCGCGCGATTTGTTAGACAGCATTAAAGACCGACGGCTATTCAATCAGTGCAATGACATGGTAGCAAAAACGAAGTGGAGCTACCTTGTTGTTTGCGGCACGTTTACCATTGCGTCAGATGGGCAGCACGTCATGGCAGATGATGACTATACGTTTTGGGACTGGGCAAGCCTACAAGGGGCATTGCTATCAATCCAAGAGATGGGCGTGAGTATCATCTATGATCCTGATTTTTATCATGCCGTCGCCATGTTGGTCAGCCGTTCGCGTAATGATATTAAAGTCGCTCCGCGTCGTGAAGCATATGTTTTTAATCCTACTGAAACAGTCCTCATGACCTTGCCGGGCATTGGTTCAAAACGGGCAACGGAGATGAGTCGGATGTTTCCATCACCCGGAGCGGCATTAGAATATCTGACTCATCCTCATTCGTACCAACTCGACGAGGTGCCAGTAGGCAGAGCAACAAGGGAAAAAATCCGTAGCTTCATCGGCGGCGGATTACAACTAGATTTAGGAGATGATAAATGAGCAATGCAATTGTGAAATCTGAAATAAATCAGGCTACATGGTCATTAGTTCGGCAAATGGCAAATGACATGGCAGTAGCAAATAATGAAAAAGCGAAAATAGCCCAGCGGCTTTTATTTTGCCTTGAGAATGATCTGCCTTTATCCCTCGCCGTGAACGGCGGATTGTACGTGGTGAATAATCGCGTAGAAGTTGAAGGCAATGTGATCCGAGCTAAAATCAAATCTCATCCGAATTACAATTACAAAATCATGCGATTGGATGATACCGGATGCACGTTACAAGCCATAGAAGATGGTGAGATTATCGGTGAAGTGACTTTTGAAGAGGAACATGCCAGACGCGCCGGTCTACTCACAAAAGATAACTGGAAGTACTACCCGGCCGATTTGTACCTAAACCGGGCAACGTCACGACTTTACAAACGCTTCATGCCCGACTTGTTTTTTGCGCCGGTTTACATTCATGGCGAAATCGAACGGGCAGATGTGGTAGACACCTATGTAATAGAAGGTGAGTTGGCCGATGGTGACATTCCAACGCTACAGGAATTGATAGATGAGTTTGGCGCGGCTGAAGTTTTACAGGCTACGCAAGAATTAGGCTCTGAGAATCCATTACGGATTCGGACGCATTTAGGAGGTTCATAATGGCAGGTACATGTTGCAAATGCAGTCGAATAGGCTACCAGGGCATAAATGGCTATTGGTATTGCAGTGATCATTTACTGGTGGAAAAACCGCAGGAGCGGGTAGTAAGCTGCGGGAATTGCCACACGCAATCGGTGACGATTCGCAAAACGATACCGTGTCCTGTTTGCGGCAAAACAATGCACGCGACTGGTACGCGCACGGCGAATTACCCGACGTGGGAGTAGATCATGGAAAAACCAAATTGGAAAGATGCACCTGAATGGGCAAATTGGTTGGCAATGGATGAAGGCGGTGAATGGTATTGGTATCAATTTAAACCAATTTCACCGGCGTTAGGGCAGTCAGATAACTATCCGAGTTGTTGGGAGACAAAAGGTGGGAGATGGTGTTCTGCGCCGCGATGGGAATCAATAGCATCACTGGAAAAACGGCAGAAATGAATCCGAGACTCGAAATTACGCCAGCGGGGATAAAGTTTTATAGTCCGTATGATCCTGACCTTGTTGCCTCGCTCAAACAACAGATTCCAGCCGTTGCCAGGAAATGGGACGGGCAAGGCAAGTTCTGGCTTGTTGGGTTGCAATACGAAAACGCATTAGTCAATCTATGCGAATTCCATTTCGATACATTGCCAATTATTACGCGCAGTCTATTTGGGACAAAATCGCAAACCGAACAGCGTCTATTGCGAGTCGAATATATTGGCGGTTTGAAGGATAGAGGCAACGGCGAGTTGACGGCGTTAGGCGGGTCAACGGTAAGTGTCACTATAGGAACCAAGTTTCCCGTCACGGCTAGTGCCGTCAATTGGATTTATGTTTTCTCTGAGTCCGTTTTGCGCGAATGGTTTGAGGGCAACAAGGGAGTAAACTCCGCTCCATCTGCCACAACTCTCTACACGCTCCTGAACACAAAACCAAATGCACCTGGCGCGGAGTTGAAAAAGGCATGGCGTGAACAATTGCGCCGGTATCATCCTGACGTAAACAAGGATAGTGACGCGCATGAAATGACCATCAAAATCACCGAGGCGTACAAAGTCCTGGCAGATCCAATGTTGCGGCGGCGGTATGATGCCGGTTTGAAATTGCAGGCACTTACCGATAGTAAGCAAAGCAATTACATAAAGAATGACGCATGGTCAATTCCCGTTCGGTGTGGTTTGATTCTTGCAGATGGACATGAGGAAATTGGCAGATTTGCAGTTACGAAGATTTTAGAATGGCAAAATATCACGAATAGTCAAGGGCAATTCCTAGTCACGTCATGGGACACGGCTAGTAATTCTCTTGTAAGAGGATGGGTATGATGAGCGCAATAGTACCGGGCAGTCAATCAGCAGTAGCAAAAAATAGTCATCAAAGTCTAGCCGAGTCTTTCCTATCGGCTGAAATGATTATTTTGTTGGATTGCTCAGGTAGTATGGATATGCGAGATGCACCGGGGAATATCTCACGCAAAGAAGCGGCGAGTAATGCGCTTCGCAAATTGCAAGCAGAGAATCCCGGTAAGATTGCTTTGATCTGTTTTGCCGACAGAGTCGAGTATGCACCTCATGGAAGTCCGGTTAATTGCGGCGGTGGCACGGCAATGGACAAAGCATTGGAGTTTGCCAAGATTGCCGATGATTGCGGCTTGAAGATCGTTATCGTGAGCGACGGCTTGCCGAATGACGAACAAGATACCCTGAGAATCGCCAAAACGTACACTACCAAAATAGACGCTATCTACATTGGCAGTGAGCAAGATTACGACGGCGGACGGGCATTTCTGCAAAAACTTGTGGGAGCAACAAGGGGACAATTTTATCAAAGTGACGCGCCGGGCATGTTAGGCAGCGGCGTGGAAAGATTGCTGTTAGGAGGATAAACAGTGAGTAACGCAGAAAAAGCATTAATTGAATTGATTTACAGAAACCCGCAAAGGCATGACGGCAACGCCTATGAGTTAGATCTGGCATTGTGGGGGTTGGGGCATAGAGAGCGCCCGGATGCTGGCGACTTTGGGCAAGATGAGATAGACCAAAACAAGGCGATGGAATACATTAAACGCCTGGTAGACGATAGCGAGGATTAGATAGCACGGCCGTTCCTCTGGACGCGTAACGGCCGTAAAGGATAATAAAATGAAAAATTCACAATATAAACGAGACTTCAAACCGCAAGCCGAGCCGTTAAGCGGTCGCACAACAACCACCCTTATATGGATTATTGGTATTGTAATGGGCATAGTTGCGGCTGTTGGTGCTTTGTTGTTGTGGTAAATAGCACGGCCGTTCTCTGGACGGGGAACGGCCGTGAAGGAGGCTAATTATGAATTATCACGAACTATTAAAAAGTAAAATCGTAGCTCATCAGGGCAATGGCTTTGAAGTGCATCAACATGAAGTCAATCAGATCTTGTTCCCCTTCCAACGCGATATTGTCATCTGGGCATTGCGTTTAGGCAGTGCGGCCGTATTTGCTGATTGTGGACTGGGTAAAACTTTCATGCTCCTAGAATGGGCACGGCTGGTAAATGCCAAAGTGGACAAACCGGTTTTAATCGGTTCGCCTCTTGGCGTTACTGGTCAAACAATTCAAGAGGCTGGCAAGCTTGGCACGGATGTTTTTTATGCCAGAGCGCAATCTGACCTGTCAGGCACGGAGCGTATAGTCATTACCAATTATGAGATGCTTGATAAGTTCCGGGCCGATTACTTTGGCGGCATTGTCATTGATGAGTCAAGTATTCTCAAAAACTTTACGGGGAAAACAAAGCAATTGATTTTGAAGATGGGACAAAAGATACCTTATCGGCTGGCATTGACTGCTACACCTGCACCAAATGACCATCTCGAATTGGGCAATCATGCAGAGTTCCTGGGCATTATGCGCTCACGGGAAATGATACAAAGATGGTTTGTGAATGATACCATGAAGGCGGGTGGCTATCGGCTGAGAGAACATGGCGCGGCGGATTTTTGGCGTTGGGTGTCATCCTGGGCAGTGTCGCTCCAAAAACCAAATGATATTGGCGACTATGACAACACCGGCTATATCCTACCTGATCTGAATTTTACCGGGCATATTGTGCCAGTGGATCATGCTAGGGCGTGGAATGAGGTAGACAGTCATGGGCAGTTTTCCTTGTTGCTTGTGGGCAATACGTCGGCCACAGGTATGCACAAAGAAAAGCGGCAAACACTTGAGGATCGAATGCGTGTAGCGGCTGATACCGTGCGAGATATTCAAACCAGAAAGCCGCAAGAATATATCATCGTGTGGTGTGAGTACAATTACGAAGCTGACATTTTGCGGGAATTGCTACCTGACGCGATTGAACTGCGCGGTAGTGAGAAGCTGGAAGTCAAACAACAAAAGCTACTTGACTTCAGTAACGGCAAGTTCCAGGTGCTAATTACCAAACCAAAAATAGCGGCGCATGGCCTAAACTGGCAACATGCCGGGGAACAGGTATGGACTTCTATCAATCATAAATTTGAGCAATTTTATCAGGGCTACAAACGCTCCCATCGTTTCGGGCGACATGACGCGGTAAACTGCCATATCGTCTATGCCGAATCTGAGGGCAGTATCCTCAGTAACTTGGAGCGTAAACATCGGGAACATGAGTTGATGCAGCGCGAAATGATAAACGCCATGCGTGAAAATGGTATGAGCGTAAGAGCCGATCGGCCGTTGGTGTTAGTTGGCGAATATGGCGAGTTTGAGTCCGGTCCAAACTGGAAACTTTATCATGGTGATAGTGCCGTTACGCTCCAGCAGGAACAATCTGAGAGTGTAGATTTTATCGTACAATCCCCGCCATTTAAGAGTTTGTATATTTACTCCTCTAATGTGGAGGACTTGGGCAATTGTGTATCGGATAGCCAGTTCTATGAGCAGTACCAGTACATATTGAAGGAAGAGCTACGCATAGCAAAGCCGGGCGCATATAAATGTGAACATTGCAAAGACTTGCCGCTGTACCAAAACCGTGACGGCGAGATGGGATTACAGGACTTTCCTGGCGAATTAATTACTGCTCATCTGGAAGCGGGTTGGGAGTTTGTTGACTGGATTACTGTATGGAAAGACCCAGTAATCGAAATGCAACGGACTAAAAACGCTGGCTTGCTATGGTCAAGTGCGTTTTGCGAACGTGCCGAAAGAGCGCGTCAAGGCATGGCAGATTATACGCTCGTTTTTCGCAAACCAGGCGGAAAAGATGAGCTAGATGCTACACGTTGGTTGCCATTGCCAAAATCAGTTATTGCCCGGTGCATAGACCTGTGGACTAATCCCGGCGAGAATGTGCAAGTAGACGGCGTGGGCAATGGCGGATTGATTGACCTGTTAGTTTTGACGGCAATTCCTAGCACTGAAGATATAGCTGAAATCAATCCATACATTCGCCCAGGGCGCAATATCGTTGTCAACGTCCATGACCCGGTAGCCATGACGCAACTTATCATAGATATGAAAAAGCATCGGCTTGTTTTCCATTCCCGTGTTGCCCTGACGAATGGTAGTTGGCTAGTCGTTTTTCGTAAATGGGTAGGGGAAATGGACGCGGAACATAATCCTGATATAGCGCATGTGTTACATTCCCTTGTTGCCTCTACTCATTCGTTTGTTGTCAATAGCGGCCCTGAGTTTTGGCAAGATGATCGGCACTATTCCATTCAAGTTTGGCAGCGTTACGCCTCGCCGGTATGGTTTGACCTGGACGGATTACCAGCTACTCATCACAATATCTGGTTTGACATTGACCAAACGAACGTCCTGAATCATCGAATCGCCAGAGAGGAGAAAGATGAAAAGCACATCTGCCCGTTGCAATTAGACCTAATCGAAAAGTGCATCCTGAGATACACAAAACCAGGCCAGCGAGTGCATACGTCATTCGCCGGGGTGGGTAGCGAACTTGTCACGGCGATTAGATTGGGCAGAGAGGCACGAGGTAGCGAATTAAAACGGAGCTATTACGAACTGGCAATCAAACATCTGCGACAAGAAACAACTCGAATTGCTATGCCGTCACTGTTTGATTTTGCCAAAATCGGAATGCCTGAAAAACTAGACAGCGATATGCAACCGACTGCACGCTAGACTGTTATTTTACATTGTTTCATGGTAAAATATAGGCTAAAGGAGATGGATATGAAGCTAAACAATCCAGTATCAGGTGTCTATAAAATCACGAACAATGTAACCGGGCGTGTTTACATTGGCGAGTCTATTTGTATCCAAAGTAGACTCGCTACTCATTTCCAACAACTAAGCATAAACAATCACATAAATTACGGAATGCAAAGTGACTGGAACAGTCACGGCGCAGATAGTTTTGAGCATAATGTACTGGAAATAGTAATCGGTGATAAATCAGATTTAAGGCGCAAAGAGTCTCAATTCATAGCGGATTACCTGAATTCAGGTCACGAAGTCTACAACGGGCAAAATCAGGCATTTTTACATGTAAAAGGCGAAAGGGATGAATCAAAAAGAAGATTGCTTAAAAATAATCAAGGAAATGTACCAGGACACTCCGAGTTATACCGAAGTGGGGAGTCTGATAAACGTAAAGCCGGTATACATTTGGAGAGCAGTCAAACAGGGTCAGATGCCAGTGACTTTAATCCGGGCATTGGCACGGAAGGGGCTAACAACAATGCCCGATCCAATAGACCCGCGTCAGAGAGTTTGGATGAGAACGGACAACTTAAGCAAGGCAGTAATGACTATCTGCAACCATTACCCAACTCAGGATATTGTGAAGAAGATATTGGAATAGATGATTATCTCTTTGATGATGGCAGCCACCTAATCGTACCTATAAATGAAGATGAGTATGATGATTTGCTTTATGCTCTGTACACCTATCTTCCACAGGCAACGAAAGAGCGATTGTCAAAAGACATAGTGAAGCATCTCCTTTTTGCTGACTTTGAATCTCAGGCGCAACTAGATAAATTAGATGCCATGCTTCAAGCCTATGACATGACCTTATCTGAATTCACCATTTGGAAAGCTGAACAATGGATGCCCTTAGAATCGCTCATTCCTGGCTTGACCAGGGTATAGCCGTCATTCCCATTGGCTACCGTAGCAAACGGCCAATGTTTGATCTGATCGGCAGTTGGGAGCAATACAAAAATACTCTCCCTTGTTGCTCCCAGATAGCGGCATGGTTTGATCGGCCTCTAGTCAACCTGGCAATCATTACCGGCTGGCAAAACTTGGTAATTGTGGACTTTGACAAGATGCCAGCCTATGACATGTGGCAGGCAGGCAACAAGGGAAAAGCAACCTACACCGTGTCTACCGGTCGGGGAATGCACCTGTACTATTTCGTTGATGGCTTGCCGGGTCACACTCTAAAATGGTGGGGCGGCGAGGTAAAAAGCACGGGCTATTGCCTCGCACCTCCTTCCATCCATCCATCTGGACGGCGATATCAGGTAATTGATAATCGGCCGATCATGAGGATTGCCAGCATTGATGAGATATTCCCGGCTGGCTTGTTCCCGAAAGAGTTGGTAAGCAGTGAGATACAATCATCCCCTTGTTGCTCCTCTCAGGATGACATCTGGCAACCGCGTTGGGGGCAACAAGGGAAAGACGCTCTCGAAATTAAACACAACGTCAGGATTGCCTCGTTTTTTCCAAGTGCAAATACGGGCAACAGATGGCATACTGTTCGCTGTCCATTTCATGGCGACGGCCGTCATCTTTCAGGCTGGATAGATAATCAGACAAATAGATTTGTTTGTCACTCATGTATCAATGGCAGCATTGACGTGATAGAGTTTTATAGTCGCCTGCATGGTGTGGACTTCAAGCAGGCGGTAGAGGAATTAAGTAATGGCACGTTTTAGTAATCTGTATAAGCAAATAGGCAATAATTTACCAGTCCTTAAAATAGAAGAAACGCAAATTGATAGATACCACACGGTAATTCATGGCGACGGGGAGAGCGATAATTACCGCGTCCATATGTGGGACGGCAAACCAGCGCAGATAGATAATCTCAAAAATGGTGATGAAATTACCGAGATGATGTGATAAAATATCTCTTGTCGGATGGCTACCGACGATACAATTAGAAGTTGCGTACCAGAAGAGGACACTTGTCCTTTTATCTGGCGGTTTTTGACACCTATTCGCCGTAGGTTATGAAATCGCAACTTCGGGAAAACCGTCAGATAAAAGTACAGGTGTTTTTGCGTTCTTAGGAGAACTAATGGCAAAGAAGCTTCAAAACGATTACGAGCGGGCATTTGCGAAGTTGGGTTATTCATTTCGGATGAACGATATGGATGACACAATTGAATGTAACAACAAGCGGATAGATGACGGTCAAAAAGCAAAGATAGAATCAGAGATGATTGATCTAGATTTTCCAGCCAGTGAGATTGTCAGGCGATTGACGGGGATAGCCAACAGTAATAGATATCACCCAATTAAAGATTACTTCAATAGCCTGAAGTGGAACGGTCAGGATATGTTCGGGCAACTTATGGCTTGCCTTGACTTTGCCGATAGAAGCTTTGGAGAAATGGCGCATTGGCGATTCATGCACGGCGTAATTGGCAAGGTGCTGAATAAAGATCAAAACTTCATGCTGGTGCTAGATGGAGCGCAGGGCATTGGCAAGAGTTGGTATTCAAGTTGGCTATGTCCTTTGGAGGACTTCTTTGTTGAAGGCGCGTTAAACCCAGACTCGAAAGATACAAAGGTTAGAATTGTTAATCGCCTGTTGTGGGAAGTGGGGGAATTGCAATACACGATACGTAATACAGATGTGGAAGCTCTAAAGAATGTCATCACGGAACGGATGATAACAGTCAGGCCAGCTTACTATAAATACGATATTGTCAAACCGGCTTGTTGTTCATTCATGGGTAGCATCAACGAAAATGGGGCAGGGTTTTTGAATGATCCAACAGGCAGCAGGCGCTTTGTAGTTGCTAAACTCAATAGCATTGATTGGCAAGAATACATGAAGATAAACAAAACGCAGTTATGGGCGCAAATTTATCATTCGTACCAAAGCGGTGAGCGAGGCTATCTTCTTACAGATGAGAGAAAACGCCAACATGAAATTAATCAGTCCTATCAACTTATCTCTTCCACACATGAAATGCTTTTGAAATTCTATGAAATCGACGTAACCAAGTATCCTCTGGATTGGGTTCCAGCGGCGGATATTATGCTTCGATTGCATGAAAACGGCATGACCGGAAGTCAACGAGCGGCGCAAATGGAGATTGCTACGATTATGGAAAAACTCAAAGTGGAAAAAAGTAGCACTGCAAGCATTACCGGATATGGTCGAATGGTTTGCTATCGCGGCGTAAGAGCAATATAAGCCTGATTTTACATGACCTTGCAGCACCTTTACAGCACCTTTACAGCACCTTTTACTCTGGACGCAGCACCTACAGCACCTTTTATATAAAAGATATTATTTTAATAAATAGATGGGAGAGATGTGTAAAAAGGTGCTGTAGGTGCTGTCACTCGACTAAAGGTGATGAAAAGGTCTTGTAAAGGTCTTGCGTAGGAGATGCAAAGTAAATCTGTAAAACCAGTCATTAAACTACTTGACACATACCCAACAAGTATATATAATATCCTCATTACTCACCAATTAACAAACGAACGGGAAAACTCATTAAGTGTAAGTCCTCCTGAAATATGGTTGATAGCATGGTTGGAGCTTGAAACAGAGCATACGTAATTCCTAAATGAGAGGCTTGAAAACGAGTTAATTGGTGAGTAGCAAATTTATTAGCAACGAACGGCCAAGGGGCAACGAAAGGAGATGACAATGAATTATCAACAATTAGGTTTTACGAAAGATGAGGTAATCGGCAAGGCAGTGCAAGCGGCGGAAGTTGCACGACAAGAGTGTGAACCGTTACCCTTTACGGCGTGGGCATTTGTGGCTGGGTATATGGAAGCGGCTGGATACAAGGTCGGTGATTTAGAGGCAATGCAGATTATGATTACGGCATCGGCTACGCGCTATCCGGTAGCGCAGGTTTATTGCATGCCGGAGTTTGTTTTATTTTAATGGTTGATTGAGTATTGCCCCTTGTTGCTCCTGTTAATCGTAGGCAAGCAACAAGGGGAAAGGATTACGAAAGGAGATTATCATGTCAGATATTTACATCAGTGTGAACGAAGAGCGAGTTATACCCGGTAAATTCGGCAACATGCCAGAAGTGCGCCGTAGCGCGTACATTCATCGAGAAAAGGGCAAGGAGTATTTTCGAGGATATGGAGGGTGGGATAAGCCTTTCGGCATTTCTGAGTCATCTGTTTTTCGCCTGGTACGGATGCAGGATCAGTTGGCAGGGGAGGGGAAATGACACAAATTGAACGATATGCTCAACTCGCCGGGGAACTGGCTGAGATAGAAAACGAAATGACGCAAATTGAGATGGCTTTGCGAACTGAAGTCAACTCAACAGGTGAGGTAATGTATGGCGGTGGCTATGTCGCCTACATGAAACATGGCCGTAATTCAACTGACCATGAAGCGGCGGCAAAGTCGGCTAATGTGCCTGCTAGTATCATCCAAAAATATAGCACCGTTAAAACGATAGTGGCGTGGGCAAAAGTCACAAAGGAGGCAAAGGTCAATATTGAGCCGTTCACTGTTCAGGGCGATCCTGTTTTTGTAATCGAACAGCAGTCATTAGAGCGGAATATCTAAGGCGCAATCTTTTAAGGTACATAATCCTCTTTCTATGTTATTATGAGTGACATGGAACAGAGGATTATTTCATTTCTATGGATATTGATTTTAGTAGCAGCAATGACAATGCTGTTTTATGCCCTGTGGGAGATGATGAGATGAGTAGCCACCTAGACGAGCGCATACAGGCGCTAGTCGACTATATTGTCACCTACGCCCTGGAACATGGCTACATGCCGTCTAGCAAAGAAATGGCTGAAGCTACATTTGCAGGCCATACGACAATTAGAGCGCAATTGCTAGAGCTGCATGGTAGGGGATTTATTGAGTACAAAGGCAATCGGGCGATTAGAGTGCCTGGATTGCAGTATGAGGACAAACGCGAATGGTAAAGCCAGCTAACCTAACTGATAAGCAATGGGCATTTGTCCTTGAGTATCCTAAAGATTGGAATGCTACTCAGGCGGCAATACGGGCTGGATACTCTCAAAATACAGCGGGTGCTACTGGTTGGGAAAACCTTACAAAACCAGAAATCAAAGAAGCGTTATCTCGTGTGTATACCGAGTTGGCTATGCCTGTTGAAGAGATGTTTGCACGGATAGCGGCTGTCGCCAGAACTGATAATGACCTGACGGCACTGGGTATGATCGGCAAAGGTCATGCGGCATTTACCGATAAAGTGACGCAACAAGGGGAATTAGTCATCAGGGTGGTAAGAGAATGAGTGAACTTAACGAATTCAAGCCGAACTATAAATACGATTGGAAGGATGTGACGGCCGTCCTTACCTACACCATCATGCTACCTCTTGTCATGGTATCAATGCCTAAGAGCGGTATGGTCTGGCACAATCGCCAGCCAGCCGATGCGGAGATATTAGGTGGTATCAATTGGTATTACACCTATGGCTTGCACGGATACCAGAATGAGGATGCTCAATTTGTGCCTATGCTGTGGTGTAACCAGTGGCCTGCTTACGATTACGTCAGCGGGTATAACTACCTGCAAGAAGCGGTCAAACTGTACCCGCCAGATTACGCTGGCTGGATGCTCATTCTAAACGAACCAGACTTACCAGGGGCAGCGGACGATAGCGGCCAATGCGGGATGACCCCGCTACAGGCCGCCTATTTTTACCGTGACGCGGTGACGCTTTTCCCTCGTGCCAAGTTCGTTGGCCCGGCGGTGTCTCACCAGGACTACCTTCACGGCTGGCCCTGGTTACGCGAATGGTATAAAGCAATCGCCCGGCTAGACTTGCCTAGCCCGTCACGCATGGCGATTCATACGTATCTTGGCAGTTATCCGGCGGCGATATTAGATAGCTACCACATGGTCATGTCGCCATACAATGCACCGGATAAACTGTGGGTCACTGAGTTTGGCTCATGTGACGCGCAGCAAACAGCGCACATGATAGCCACCTGGAAGAGTCGAAGTGACGTAGAACGTTACGCCTACTTCACCACGCGGCGGGGCGGATGCACTGATTTGTTTTATGACTTTCCCGGTTATAGCCTGACGGCTAACGGCCGTGTATGGCAGGAGGCACATAATGAGTGAATTTAAGTCAGATTATATATACGATTGCAAGGACGCGATTGCTGACCGCGACCGGGTAATCAAGCAAATGGACGCGGAACTTACCGTATTGCGCGAATTGGCGACGGCGGCGGCAAACTTGCTATTGCAAAACATGAAATATGACGGTGAGGATGTGTGCTGCGAAATTAGTGCAGACCATATCATCGCCATATCTGACGCGCTAAAGAAAGCTCGCGCCGTTGGTTATTCGCCAACGGATTAGGTGATATAGATGAGTGAACTACTCGAAATGGCAAAGCAGCACGGCGGCCAGTACACAGTCCAACGCAATCCGACAAAGTACAGCCAGGATTTGTATCTGACGTATTGCCGGGGATATGCACGGGATACGGGCATTGCTGTTTTTCTCATCATCTTGGGATTGTGTATTCTCATTGTCGGATCATGGTCGTTGCTGTTTGGTTACTTTGACAGATTCGTGGCCGAGATAGGGCGGCTGGCAGTTGTGGCCTTTGCAACGGCGGCATTATGTAGCGGCATAGCGGTGCAATTCACTTTGCGCCTAAGATGGCGCGAGATGTTTGATTGGTTGGATGAAGTACAGAGACAGCCGAATATGGAGATTGTTTCCCTTGTTGCCCCTACCCAGAACGTGGTTAGGATTGACGATGCTGTTATCGTGGCTGAGATGGGTACGGCCGTAATCAAGCAACCTGAAGCGGCAAGCTTTCGTCACTGGCTAACGGCTGTCTTAGCACGTGGTAGCCGGGTGCAATTTAGTATGAACGAAGCTGCCAAACGCGGGTACACGAACGATATGTTTAATCAACTAATCTCTGAATTGCACCGTATCGGCTGGATGAGGCAAGAGCCAGATGGCAATAATGTTTACCGGCTTACGCAAGCGGGGGAGCAACAAGGGAAGGAATGGTTAAGCAAATGAGCGATGATATATGGGGATGGATGATAGTCGGAATATCTTTTCTGAGTTTGGTTATATCAGTGGCGAGTTTGTTGGTTGTGCGTAAGAACAATGAATCTAATGTTGACCGCGCTATCGTATGGTATAAGCCCTTCTGCGTACTTTTCCACAATCTGCAAGGCGGCAGTGATTTGTACACCATTCAACATTATCTTTTCGATGTCACCACCGGCCGCTTGATTAGAAGCTGCCAATGCCGCTTCACTGTTCAATTGACCTTGCACCACTTGACGCTCTAATACGGCCGTTTCATTTTCAGCAGATACATCCTCAGGCACATTGATACCCAGAATACCTACAGCCGCGTCAACACTCATGCCCGCCCCAACATAAGACGCAAATGCTCCCGCCCGTTCTAACTCATCGGCTTGCATGACTCGCAATCGCTCAGGTAATGCCGCAATGTACAATCCCATTGGTTCAAATATCTGTTGGTTAAGCGTCTTGTATTGCCATGCCACCTCAGGCAATACGGTATCTTCTATGTAGCCTCTATCATCACCGTCTTTTGTTGCCCGGTTTACGCCCTCAGGCAGGAGTTTAGATATTGGCACTCCCATACCAACGGCAATATCTTCCTTCTCATCTTCAGTCAGGGCATTGTCGCGTAAGTCCTTAATACCCTCGCCTATGGTCATAATCTCAAAGTCGCCGCGTACAATCTCACTGGCAAAAGCATTTTTCATGCCAGTAACAGTGCGTCGCCACCACTCTTTTACCCTTGTTGCCTCTTCCCGGCTGATTGCATCTTTATATTTGAGCAACGTCGCCCGGATCATGCCGCGCTCAAAGTAGCCTTTCAAGAATATATCCATGCTACCGATTACACCGGCATTCATGAGAACGGCCTTACCAGGGTATGCTTGAGCAGGCCCAATCTCGACGGTATGATCTGGATACCAAAAGTAAACGACGTTCTGAAGGTCTAATTTGATAGGAGCAACAAGGGGTAAAGTCCGCCAAAAATACAATAACGTCCCTCTTGGTTGCTCATAGTCCTGTTCCATTCCATACATGTTTGGCACGAAATTATAGACCGGCGTGATGGTACTGGGTAGCATCCAATTAAAATTAAATATCCGAGTGCCAGTGATGTTCCCTTGTTGCTCCCAATATGCCTGCCCGGCGAGTAAGTTTGACGCTGTTGTTTTGGCGAGTAGGGTTGGCATTTCGCCTAGCCATTTCAATTCCTTTGGCAGGTCGGTGTCAAATGTCGTGCCGTCAAATGTGATGACAGGATTGCCGCGCCGTCGAATCTCAAAAGGCATAGCTGCAACAGAGTTTGAGATGAGCCTGACACAGCGATATAACCAGGCAACGGAACTATACAGCTTGTCTAAATCCGTGCCGTCACTGACTCCGAGTGAAGTCCACACGTCAGGGTTATTTATATCCACCGTCTTCCGGCCGTCGTATAGTACTGTCTTATATTTTGGCATCTATATACAAGTTCCAGTCCCACTGCTTACCGTCAATATCAAAGCCGAAAAACAGCCGGTAACGTTTACCGGCCGTCATGGTTGAGGCGACAAAACTAGCAGTGGTGAATAAAGTTGAAGACACACTGGGCGATCCTGTCATGACTGTGGAAGTCACGTCTACGCCTAGATGATTATAGATAATGTTGAATGCGTTGGCATACGTACCCGTTGGTACTTTATCAGTGAGCGTAAACTTATAGGGATACTCCTCGGTAATGCCCCGTTCAATTGGCGATTCTAGTACTCGTCTTTTATACATATAGCACGTCTCTGTCATCAAGCGCAAATGTATCTGTGCGCTCTAATAGTTCTAATTCATTGTTGCGATATTCAATCTCCAGATAATCAGAGCGCAAAAACAAATGAAGCTGCATAGGCACCGGCGCATCTTCAGCCGGGCTTGACAACCAACCTAACGATTTGCGAATGACATCTACCCATCCGCTCATGTGACACCTGTAATCGGATCGGCCGCTGCATCAACCGTTAAGGTTTTTGTGACGAATGTTGTCCCGCCCGTTTTGCGAATTGTCCACGTAGTACCACTTACCGAGCTTTCAAGAATCGCCAGGACGATAGCTGCAAGGGAAGTAGTATCGGCCGTGTCCTGTACATTTGACACGCCACGAGAGAGAGTAGCATCTGCGTTTTCAATTGCCGTTGGAAGTGCGTCCAGCTGGGTGTCAAGGTTTGCACTTGCCATCCCTACGGCTGCCCGTACTGTCGCGTCAAGGTCTAGGGTAGTTGTATCTTCGTCAATCGCCGTCAATGTGCGCGTACCAGCCGCCCAAACATCGGCTGCTGAGTGAGAAGAGCGACTGCTGATTGTGGCGTTCAGGTTGTCCACAATCAACTTGCCGATACTGCCAACCGTTGTTAGTGCGCTGGTGAGTGCATCCCATACCGCCTGGATGCCAGCCGCGCTTAATGAGTACCCGGTCTTGTCGTTGTTGTTAGTCAGGTTGGTAACTGTCGTAATTGTGCCCGCCGTGATGTTGGTAGGCGTAGCCAACCCGCTTTGTATCTCTGTGGTGAAGTCCGCCGCCGTGCCTGCTGCTGTTAGCCAGTTGGAAGTAATAGCGGGCAAGTTGGTAAGGGTAGTTGTGGTAGCGGTCAAGGTAACATTATCAATCGCCCCTGACGTTAGGGCAATTTCGCCCGCTCCTGTGCCGTCTTTAATGGTAGCCTTGACATAGCCCGCCGTGTCTGGCGTAGCGGCCGCCGTCCCTAACCAGTGGGTAACATCTACCTCAGGCACTCCGGCCGTTGTGGGGGTAGCGGCCGCTGTACTTAGCCATTGCGTCACGTTGGCAGATACCGGGCCAATCCTAAAGGTTGCAGCCACAAATGATACCGTCCTGGTGTCTACCGTGACGGCCGAAACCACAACCCAGTAAAACGAGCCAGCCGCGTAGAATCCTGAATCGGTATTGTCTGCCAGGTCAATTGAGAAGCCATGAATACCCGTCAGCCCGTCGAAGTCAATGCCATCGGTATCTAGCAAGGCATAGCCCGCGTCACTACTACGCTGGGTGACGGATCCATTTTTGTAAATCTCGATGTCGGTAACAGCCAACCCTGTCAAGGTAATAGATGCCCCGTTGGAGTCGAACGTATGGAAGGGGATATATAGGGTACTGTTTGCGTCAACATTGCCTAAGTCAAGTGTCATAGTTTACCTGCCAATTTCATACCGAATTTACCGGCTAGAAGATTTACATTACCCGCCCCGCCTGCCGCCGCCTTTTTGAACGTCAACAAGGCGGCATACATTTCGTCCCCGGTGTCACTGGTGCTGAACGTCGTTTCGGTAGTACCCGTTGCCGATAGTACCAATGTGGCGAACCATGCCCCGGCGCGTCCTAGCACAGCATTAGGCCACATGCGCTCGGTGTAGCTGTTGGTATAGCCGCGCCCCGTTTCAACAGTTTCGGAACTATCGCTGGCAAAGAACGCTATGCCAACCTCGTCATTTTGTGACGTTGTGCCGGTCGTGCCTGTACTCTGGCTGGTGACGGCCGTGCTAATGTTGGCCTCACTCTCTATTGTCTGGTCAAGTGGGCTGGCGGCAAACGCCCCTTCGACTTCCATCATGGCCCAACGCGCATTAGAGCCGAGATTAGACCATGCCAGTGTTGCCGATGTTTCCCCGCCTACGGCAATCTTCCAGTAGAAGATACCGGACATGTTACCGCTGCCATTTGTCACCTGTGCGCCTATGTTGTAATCGGTGGGAGTTGTCCCCCACGTTTGCGCCGTGTTGGAACCAACGCCAATTACAATCAGGTTGCCCGCCGTTGCCGCTGAAAACGAAGCGGTGGCAGTAGTGACACCTGACACATGGGATTGCGCTGTCTGGACAATATCGCCAAAAGCCATTAAATCTACTCAATACAATAAATGAGGATGCTATCATCCCCATTTATATCCACAGTAAAATGCCCATTGGCACACAGGATATATGCTTCGCTGTTAGCATCCATTTGCCAATAACATATTTCCCCTTGTTGACACTGCCCTGGCTGTGCCACCTTCCCGCTAGCCGACGCGTTCAAAGTGAACATGAGGAGAAGGAGCAACAAGGAAAGAGTGAAAAACCCAATCGCTAAATACAAAGATGTCTTATTTCTCATAGTTATCCTATAGCATCGCTGGCATGTAATTACTAATTGCCCGCCGCATTAAAGCGCGGGCGATAACAGTATCGTCATGTACACCAGCAGGGGCAGAGTAGATCGGCCGTCCTGTGTTTGCGCTAATTGTCATCTCGTAAGATTCTAATTCAGCAGTGGCTACAGGCACGTCAAGAAACATAAACTCTTTACGTTCCAAGCTCAGTTTAAGGTTTTCGATTAGTTGGGGTTTACTTGTCGCTGTCGTTTGAAAACCAACGACGGGCAAGCCTTCTTGTTGCAACATCTCAAGATTAGGTTCGCCCATTGCGTTACTTTCAGCCAGACAGTGAATCACATTATAGTCTCGCATAGCCATAGATAGTCTGTCTCGCTGAAAAGAATAATCTATTTTGTTGAATCTGTCTATGTAAAGTTCCCGCATACAATCTGCGCACCCTACCGAAATGACTGTATAGTCCTGATGCTTGCCCCAATCTACCCCGGCCATGACGAGATGACTGGCGTGATCTTCCTTTCCTTGTTGCCCGTCCCATAGGTTTGCGCCAATGTTCCTAAAGACTGCGCCCTCACTATCAAGGAACATGGCGAGAATTTCCTGTTGATAGTTTTCCTCAGTCATGTCCTGGGTAATCTCGGCTAATGCCTCTTTTGACAGGTATGGGTTGTCATGACTTGTGAAGTAGAAGCTATTCCATCGCGTATCTAGTGGATCATTGCCCCTGACATATAGATGATAGAAGTGGTTTTTCCTGTTAGGTGAACTTATGAACCATGCGTCGCCGTCATTGTCTAGCAACATCGGCGCACCGACCTTTTGCCAAATGTCAGGGTGCATATACGCAAACTCATCAAAGATTAGTTTATCGCCATAGTCACCACGCCATGTTTCAGCATTGTACGCCGTTTGTGCTGAGATTCCCGCCCCGCCCTCTCCCTCATGTTGCCAGTAAAGGATATGGTCAGTTTCATTTTTGTAGATATGACCTGAGCGAATGAGCGGCCGTAAATGACCTTTCACCTCTGCCCAAAATGCTTTTAACTGTTTGGCGACTGGTGTGCCATAGACAACCCTACTCCCATCTAAAAACCATTCGACGGCCAGATCGGATAGGAGCGTAGTCTTGCCGCCACGCCGCCCAGCGCAAATGACATTGCGTTTGCCAGCATTGGCAACAATTTGTGTTTGCTTCTCATGTAATGTTGGGAGTTTAATGTCTACATTCACGCAGAGGATTATACGAAAGGAGTAAACAAAAAGAAAGTCCCCTTGTTTCTATACCCCGAAATATGAACAACAGGAGTATGGAAGAAATGATACGATGACCG